TATAGTTCCTGCAACTTTTCTGCTGGCATAATTACGCGGTAGTATGCACAGCCACCTTTGTTAGCGGGGCAAGCTAGAATCTTTAGTTTCTTCTTCTCCGTTTCGTATGAGACTTTAACCATAAAAATAGGGTACTTCTAATTAAAGAAGCACCCGTAGAAAAATTCAAGAGTTTATGCTAGTTTACATATAATCACCTAGATCATCATCAAGAATGCTAGACTCACTATCAAAACTTTCGGCTGCATCTGGACTCATAGCAGTCTTTGGGAAAATGGTCTCTTCCAGACTGTCAGCCATCGTCTTAAGTTCATCATACTCCTTCAGCTTCACTAGACCATGAATGTCGTGGAGTGAATCCAACCATTCACGGATCTCTGCATCACTTCCCGCAGGGGTGTTGCGTGGCTTTGGCTTAGACTTGTCGTAGTTGGGGAAGTTACCCATCGAGGTGGACTTCATCTCTTTGGTGATCTTGAAGTCGAAACCTTCTTGTAAATCGGTAATATCTCCGTAGTCTTCGTCAAAGATAGTATCCATGAACTTGGTGAATAGACCTTTGCCGACTGACAGGATCTTTACATCACCGCTCTTTCGATCAATAGCGTTTACATAGTAACGCTCACCAGCGCGAATGCTTCGTGCAAACTGGATGAAAGGCTTGGCTTCTGGGTTATCACGACCGATGGTCTTGATGTGATCCCAAACCTTGAAATATAGATCACAGATCGGACACTTCTCATCCTTCTTGCGTGGGCAGTGGATGTTCTTGTCTTGGATACGGTGAATAGCAGTCTCAGCGTAGAAGAGGTCTCGGTCAGAATCCTGTGCGGGTAGGATGCGTACCTCGGTCTCTCCCATGTCAAGCTGCATGAACTTCTTTAGGAAGTCATCGTTGCTATTATCGCCGGAGTTGTTGCCTTGTAGTTGGGCATACTTCTTTCGTAGTTGGTCTTGGATGTTCATGTTATTCGGTTAGTAGTTTGTTTTCTGCTCGTTGATTTGCTGAGATTTGAATCAGCATATCTTTTTGGTTTTGCATTCCGATGGAAAGGGACTTAATCAAGTTAGCTTTGTACTTAGCTTCCACAAGCTCAATCTTTCTGGTTTGAACTTCAGGATCGTTTTCAGCCTTTGCTTCAACGGCTTTGTCCGTAGCTCGCGTACCGCTTGAAATGATTTGCGTTCTCCCTTCATCTCTTGCCTTATTAAAAGCGTTTTCTAAGTATAGCTCTGACTCACCGACTTGCTTCTGTGCATAGGCGTTGAGTGCCATAATAAAAGTGCAGTTCGCGCTGTGATTTAGGATCTTTTCCTGGATATTGTGGGAATCAACCACAATAAATTCTTGGTAAAACTGATCTACAAGAGCGTTGATATTCTTATAGATCTCAGGTATCTTAGTTAGTTTCATCGTAAAAAGTCTCGTTAAGGTACTCTATGAGGTCGGGGTTTTGTAAGTAAAGTTGTGTAAATCCAGATGACATCAACGATGTCAGGTACTCGTTAGTAGGTTCAAACATATCAGTAGAACCTCCCATACCAGCATACTCCAACACAATATGACAGACTTCGTGCAGCAAAGTTTGAGCAATACTTATCTCAGCGATAGGCTTGCCTTCAGATTTCGTTGCAATCGTGATTTGATTTTTTGCGAAGTCTACATATCCCCATGAGTCCCAAGACTTGTAGGGGTCTGGAGTATACCTAACGGTAAACTTTAGTCCTGCATAGTTGATTACATCTGGTCTGTTCATTGGTTTGATGGGGGTGCTTGCTTCATAACGAGTACATCATACTGGAACTCGATTCTGAAGGTGTCTCCTGGTCTACCGTTTCGGTTCTTCATAACATGGACTCTGCCTTCTCCTCCATCTCGCTCTTCTGCGTTCTGGTTAAGTGAGATTACAAAGTCGCAGGTACGAATCTTTCCGTAAGAGTCTGCGAGTTCTGTGTCCTTAATGATGTCCACGGACTTACCTTGTCGGTTGGTCTGAGTTGCCGTCCATACTGCTAGGTCGTTCTCTACCGCCAAACCTCTTAGTTCTTGGGCGAGAATCTCTTGAGACTTGTACTCAGGCATAGACGAATCCGTACTCATGATCTCAAGGTAGTCCACGATCAAGATGTCAGGCTCAAACTCAGAGAAGTTCTTTAATTGGTTTAGATAAGCACGAAGGCCATTAACCGTGCAACGCTTAGTTGGAAACTCCTTGATCACCAGCTTACCGAAGTTAGGATACTTCTTGCGTACAACACCGAGTCTCCTCTTTACTTCCTCTCTGTCAGTTCTGATTCTGCTTTGAGGAACCTTCGTAATAATGGAGTCAAGTCTTTGGGATACCCTATCCTCAGACATCTCAAGAGAGATGTAAAGAACATTTCTACCTTCCGCCATTGATACCGCTGCTTGGTTGACAAGGTAAAGAGACTTACCTACTCCGGGAGGAGCAACAACCATAGCGAGTTCTTTCTTAGAGATACCTCCTTCAAGAACCTTTTCGTTCATGTATGGGAACGGGGTCTTGAAGGTAACTCTGTGTGAATCGTCGGTCAGCCTATCATAGCGAGCGTCAATATCATCAAAGTACGATTGCCCGATGTCGATGCTACGACCGACATTCATTGCCTCACGAAGCATAGTCGGAATGCTATCAACCTTGCCATCCTTAAGAAGATCTACAGACTCTACCAAAGCACCAGCTACTGCTTGGTGTTGTGCGAAGTCTTCAACCTTTTCCAGTAAGTAATCACGATTGTTGAGAGAAGAAACATCAACCGAGTTTACGCTCTCAAGTTCGGTCTTGTACTCACTGATATGTTCTATCTTTTTTACTTTCTTTTTGCACTCCTCAATGATGAAGTCATCGTTAGGAAGCTGCTTGTACTTCTCATAGTGATCGGTTATAGATTGAAAAATATTCTGATGCGATAGTGCATCAAAATAAGAAGGTTTCATCAGAGGAAGCACCTGCAAGAAAAAGTCCTTGTCGGACTTGCACAAGTAGATGATTCCTCTTTGAATAGAATCTTCAAAACGATAGGTTGACATTATTCTCCTGTTGACCCAAAGCCGCCTTCACCTCTTTCGGTTGGGTACGCCTTATTAAAGACATCCCAGAGGCTTTTAGTCATAAATGTTGGAGTAACAGAAGTGTCTGGCTGGAACATTAATTGTGCAATTCTTGATCCAGGTAGGATATACATGGTTTCAGATCCTACATTAGAAAGTAGAACGCAAATCTCTCCCCTGTAATCTGTGTCGATAAGTCCAGGTGAGTTTGGAATGAAGATTCCTTTTTTGCCCATTGAACTTCTAGGCAGAACCAATCCATACTCTCCTTTGCCGAACCCACAGTATACACCCGTAGGAATTTTTACTGTTTCTCCTTTCTCTATTGTTGCATTTATTTTTGATCTTAGGTCCCAAGCGTTAGCTTCTGGACTTCCTTTGTAGATCTTACAACCGTCTTCACAAAATACATTAACCATCGTGTCTTTTTCCTGTAAATCTTTTATCGTTTTCGGACATAACCTTGGAGGTTTCCAAGGCTACTTTTTTTCCTGCTTTCATTCTTTCGTTAGCTGTTTTCTTTGAAACTCTTTTTAGTCTTCCTTGTTTTGCTAAATGTTCTTTGTTCATCGTATACTTGGCGTAAGGAGAAGCACCTCCTTCCCCACCTGTATCGACTTGCTTTCTTGTGTTTTCAACTTCGGTTTCCATCCATTTTCTTTCGTATTCCTTCCTGTCCTCTATGTTAAGTTTAGTTCCTGAACCTTCTCCCTGAACAGTATGCCATATCTGTATCTGGGGAGTATAGTCAGAACGACTGCCACAGTTTGGGCAGGACTTATAATCAGGAATCTTTGCGGGAGGTTCTTCTAAGTCAAGTTCAAAGTATTCAATTTCACATTCGTTGTTTTCACATTCAAATGTAAACTCTGTAAACTCTTCTGTGTTAGTGTCCCCCGCGAAGATTCCTTTCTTCTTTTTCTCCACAGGTTCACCACAGTCTTTACAAAAGTATTCTATCTTTTGAGTACTCTTGTTGAACACTCCTTTCTTACTGTGATGAATGCAATCCATTATAGTTCACACGCTCCTGTAGCACAATCGTCTCTCGACTCTGTGACGAACTCTACCTTCTCTTCGTGAATAATCTTATCCAAGTCTACATCATGTTGGTTGATAATTTCCAGAGGTTCGTTGCCTCTGGAGCCAGCTTTGTAGAAGGTAAATCCTTTCATCTCACGGGCATACTCAAGAAGAGTTTCTTTCACATCTTCGGTGACTTCAAAGTCCTTTGATAGGTTGCAAGTCTTTGATACGGCTGAATCAATACGGGATTGAATGACAGCTTGCATCTTGATATGCTCCTCAGGGCTTACATCATAAGCACCTACAATGTGTGAGAGATCTTTTCCTCGCAAGAAAGCGTCCTTGAACAAAGGATCTACTACGACCGTTTCATTCCAAACGCCATCAGTACCCGTTCTCCAGCGTCTGCGATAGATTGGAGCAAAGATAGGCTCAATACCAGTAGATACCCCAAGGACCATACTAATAGTGCCAGTAGGAGCAACAGTGAGAATGACACCGTTACGAAGACCGTATCTACGAATATCATAACGGATTCTAGAAGGGAGTGTCTTAAAGTATTTTTCTTGCTTGAGTTTGTGCCAGTCATATGCCTCATAAGATCCTTTATCTCTTGCTAAGTACATAGATGCTTTGTAAGCCTCGTTACGAATGGTATCAAACAGACGCTCCGTAAACTCTACGCAACTTTCACTGCCGTACCTGTATCCAGCTTTGATAAGCATATAGTGGAAGCCAGTAACACCTAGACCGATACGACGAGTTCTCATACCAGCTTCTCGGCATTCTGGGATTGGGAAATGGTTTACGGTGAGAATGTTATCAAGGAAGCGAACACCAGTACGAACTGTTCTCGCAAGGCGTTTCCAATCAATAATGCCATCATCGCTGACCATGTTCGCAAGATTAATATGACCCAAGCAACAGTTACCATAAGCTGGGAGAACTTCTTCGCCGCAGGGATTAGTGCTTGGCATATACTCTGCATAAGAGACATTGGTGTATTCATTAGCAAAATCGATGTTAAAGATTCCTGGTTCGCCGCATTCAATAGCGTTGGTAACTAACATATCCCATACGGTCTTTGCCATAAGGGGATCATGCACAGCGTTATCAAAAGTATCATCAAAGCTCTTTAGGTGATGGATTTTTGCACGATTCAAGGCGTCTTCTTCTGACTTAGCCACGACATGAATCTTTTCCATTTCACCGCTTGAAGTTCGCTCTACAGAATAGCGGTAATACTTCTGGTGTCTACCGCCGAAAGTAAAGTGCCATTCTTCGTCGTTTTCAACAGCTTCGATAAAGCGGTTGGTGATGGCTACTGAGATGTTAAAGTTGGTAAGCTCTCCACGGTCTAGCTTGACCTCTAGGAACTCAAGGAGGTCTGGGTGACCAACATTGAGAATCGCCATGAGAGCGGTTCTACGATTCTTACCAGCGCGTACATGGTTTCCGATCTCATTGACCATACGCATTACAGAAATAGATCCTGGTGCGCTATTGGGGATGTTTGAGATGTCATCGCCCTTGGGACGAATCTTTGAGAAGTTGAAACCGATACCGCCACCACCGCAGGAGATCTTGTACATATCCGCGATGGTCTTTGAAATGCTGTCAACGCTGTCCTCTGGATCTAGAACATAGCAGTTAAGTAGGTTCTGCTTTGGTCTTCCAGATCCAAATAGAATCCTGCCTCCAGGGCAGAAGTCTCCCGAGTTAATAGCGTCAAAAAACTTCTTCTCTGTGTTTGCTACATCTTCGGGTTGTTCAGCGATAGCCGCTGATTTTGAAACCCGTCTGGCTAACTCCTTCCACTTGGTCTCACCGGGGAAGGCATACTTGTCCCGAAAAATAGTTTCGCTTAATGAGTTCTCTTTAATTTCCATCTTCTTGTTCTAGTACTGCTCTAATGTCCTCTTCAATGATTAGGTGATATTCCTCTCCTCCAAATTTCAACGGCTCTCCGTCGTATTCTCCAAAAATAACATAGTCGCCTTCTGCAATATTATCCGAAACATCGTGTCCTTTAGAGATTACAACCCCTTCGTTAACTTTCTTTCCTGCGGAGCTTGGAGGCAGGATGATACCTCCTGTTGATTCCTTGGGCATCTCCTTTTGGAAGATGAGAAGACGGTCTTTATATGGTCTAATATTGATAGGTTTGGTCATTTATCTACGGCTATATGAGGTTATTTTGTTCTTTTTTATGACATCTAAAACTTCCGCATCATCCTCTACCAAGGATAGTAAATACTCATCGTGGGTGATCAAAAAGAGTTTCTTCTCTTTTGTGATCTCTTCGATAAGCTCATGGAGTCCCTTCATCCCCACCTCGTCTAGAGAATCAGCGACTTCATCAAAGAAGATTAGATTGGATCTTTCTTTTCCAGAAAGTACTAAAAGATCGTTAAGGGCTAGAGTTACGGCTAGAGATACCCTCTTCTTCTCTCCTCCAGAAAGTGAGTCGAAGAAACACTCAGTACCGTTATTGTAAAGTTGTTCCTCTAGAGTCTCGTTGAACTCTACGGTGAACACCCCTTTGGTGATCGTACTAAGATAAAAGTTCGCCCTGTCATTAAAAAACGACAATATGTTCTGGATAACAAATTTTACCATGCCAGATTCCGAGAAGGCTTGTTCCCAGAACCGCATAATTTCATAATCTTTGTTATGGTCAGCCAGATCTTTTCCGTATTTTAAAGCATCTTTCTTCTTTGATTTCTTGTCATCGTTGAGCAACGAGATCTTGTTGCTGCTGTCTTTGATTTGTTCAGCAACATCTAGTTCTCTATCGGAGATAGGGATAGAGATATCGTCTATCTTCTTCTTAAGAGATTCGATATCTTTACTTAATTTCTTTTTCTTTTCAGAGTTTTCTTTGACCGCATTAAACAAGTTTGAGATTGTTAGCTCTGTATCAGATGACTGCTTTCCACAATGCTCGCACTTGAAGTCTTCCAAAGCATCGATGCGAGCTTTGTTGTAAACTATCTCCTTGTTCAAGGACTGTAAATCTAGCTCTAGTTTGTGTAGCTGTTGCTCCTTCTGAGTTTTGACTTTTTCAAGTTCTCTTATCTCAGACATAGAATGCTTTCTTAGAAAGGACTTCTGATACTTAGTCATCAGCTTGTTATAGTCCTCTCTGTATTTACGGAGAGTATTTAGCTTATCCGAGATCTCAGTAATCCTTCCGTTGGTTTCGGACAGCAACGCAGTTTTGACTTTTTTGTCTGCTGTGTATTGCGACTTGAGCTTTTTAATCGCAGTCCTGTGTGCAAACAGTTCTTGCATATTCAGAAAGCTTTGTAGGATATCTCTCTTCTCTTCCGGGGTTGCTGTGAGAAAGCTCATGCTGTTCTCTTGTCCGAACACCATAGAAGCTAGGAAGATGTTGATATTCGTGTTGAGCAGAGACTCAAGACGCTTCTGTGTAGACGCTATGGAGTCCTGGATCTCCGTTACTCCGTTGATGTGGAGTTTCAGTTGAGGCGGACTTTTGACTCTTTCGATAACTATGTTATCGTTGATGGTCAGCTTTACGCTACACTTACCTTTCGTGTTAAAGTTCTTGAGGCTTTTTGCAGAAGTCTTACGGAGGGTCTTTCCGAACAGTGCAAACACAACCGCTTCGATGATAGTGCTTTTACCAGCACCGTTAGATGACTCTGGCTTTACATCTTTGTTCCTGCCTTTAACAAGAACTAGATTGCTTAGTTTATCGAAGTCGATTGTAGCCTTTTGGACCGAAAGAAAGTTTTCTATTTCTACTCTATTAATCTTCATAGGATCGAACTTTATTCAAGCCGTCTAGCAACTCAGATCTGCTAAAGATAGAATCGCTTTCGGTGATGTACTTGTCGATAAGGTCATCGTCAATAGTTGTAATCCTCGCATGAGGGACGTGACCAGAACCAAACTTTGGTAGGATGTCTTCAAAGACAATCTCCAGTTGGTTAATATCGTACTTAGAAAAGATATTGTTCTTGAGTTCCTCTTCTACACCACCGTCCATGTGATCTAGCTTGAGTCTCAGTAAACTATAAAAGTTCTTGAAGTTGAACTTCTTAGATAACTGTGGCAACTCTTCAAGGTGGCATTGGAAGTGTTTGATGCCGAACTCAATAGGAGTTCTGTTCACCTTCATACCAGACTTATCGATCACGATATCGTGACAGTAAAGAGTTCTGTTTGCTTCTCCAAAGCAGGTCGTATACTGTGTACCAAGGAGGTAGATGTTTTCATTATAAATCTTTGGAACATGGATGTGTCCTAGGAATGCGAACCCGTCTTTGTTGGGTCTGACATGAGACTTCTTGATATACGAGTCATAAGCATAAGCTCCGTTTGACACGCAACCGTCAAAGCCAAAGTGACCAAAGACATTAGCCTTCTCAGAGCTTGCCTCTTTGAGATACTCGATCAGCTTCTCATCGTCTTCAAAGTGAGGAATGATGTGAAAGTCTTGCCCTGCAATATGGACACGCTCTCTGTCTACACAGATCTGAGCCTTGTCCCTAAACAAGGACAGGGTTGTTTCGGTGCTATCTCCCTTTCTTACGGTATCGTGGTTACCTCTGTTAATGATAATCTCCGAGCATTTAAAACCGTCCAGAAGAGTCTGAAAAGCTAGAAGCTCCTGTCCTTTGGGGTTTCTCTTGTGGAAGATATCCCCGTTTATAATTACAATGTCGGTAGGCTTACTGTTTACTAGCCTAGTTAGGGTATCTATCTGAGCTTCCAGATAGCCATGATAGTAATCACACCTTATATGCAGATCAGTAAGAACGACTATTCGCTTTTGTCTGGACATATTCGCTGAGTTCTTGGGCATTGGTTAGGTTTCCTTTTTCATCGAAATGGGCTTCCTTTACGTCTCCGAAAGAAGAGCCGATCTCTACATCCACAGCCATAGGGACTGCAAAGTCGATGTCATACAACTTCTTAAATATTGAGGTGTCCGACAAAGAAGACCTCATAATTTCAGCAGCCTCAGAAATTTTCTCATGAGAGATTTGTGCTTCGATGGAGTCGTGTACGGTAGCCAAAATCTCTAGACCAATCTTTCGTGATCGTGCATACAGAGAAAGGATACCGTGAAGCATGATATCTGAAGCACTGCTCTGGATGATGAAGTTGATGCCTTGTCGTATAGCCTGATGCTTCAACTTGTTGTTTGGGGAGTCCACATTAGGAAGGTGTCTACGGCGACCAAAGATTGATTCCGAATACTTCTTCTCACGAATGCTTGCAGCCGTGGCTTCCATCCAGAACTTAATGCCGGGGTAAGCTTTGAAGAACTTGAAGAAAACATCCTTTGCTTCCTCGATTGAGATGCCTACTTGGTCAGCTAGTTTCTCAGGACCACCGCCATACACAATTAGGAAACTCACGCTCTTGGCGATCTGTCGTTCCTTCTTTGTGATCTTGTCGATTGTTTTGCCGTATACTAGGCTTGCAGTATACTTGTGTAGGTCTTCTCCAGACTTAAACGCTTGGATCAAGTTAGGCTCTTGCGACACATGAGCAAGAACCCGTAGCTCTGCTGCGGAATAGTCGGCGGCTAGGAATGTGTAGCCATTATCCGCGATAAACATATCTCGGATGTTAACTCTATCCTTACCTTCTTCGTCTGGGCGGGGTAGCGTGTGGAAAGAGACACCCTTTTTGAAGATCTTGTTGACCTTCCCCCTCTTTCCTTCCACACGCTTTTTAACTTGGGGTGCAGAGCAGGATAGTCTGCCCGTTACAACTGTTGCGAAGTTGTATTGCGAGTACACACGACCGTCACCGTTGTACTCAAGAGCAGACTTGATACCGTTAACATAAGTCTTGAACTGCTTCACACGCTTGCGGTATTCAAGCAAGCAATCAAGAAACTCAATACGACTCTCGTTAGCTTTCTTGTCTCTGCGAAGATCCTTAGAGAGATCTTTAATGTGTGCCTCACTAGTGGAGGGTTCGCCAGTCTTTTCAGACCACATTCTAGGAGTCATCTTCAAGCCTTTGCTGCTGAACATGACCTCTCCTAGTTGCTTAGGGGAAGCAAAGTTTACTTCTCCTTTCTCAAAAGAACCCTTGGGCAAAATGGTAAACATCTTGTTTTCTATTCTTTCGATCTCTGTCTCTAGAAGACTTCCGATATCATTTAGTTCGTCAGTGTCTACAAGAAGACCTTTGTTCTCTACTTCTGCCATGATGGGCAGGATCAAGGACAAACAGTTCTCATACAGATCTAGGCAGCCAAGATAATCTAGCTCATCAACCATAAGATCGCCACATCTCTTTGTGAGATCGCAATCAATGGCATTACCGTAAGCCATCTCATCAAGGGGCATATTCTCCCAATCAACAGTGTTAGGGGAAGTTACCGTAAGCATTACATTACCTCTTCTGGAAAATATTGTCTTACAATTGAAGCGAGACCATGCCTTCTGTTCTCGTCAATCAGGGAGTGTAGTATCTGTGTATCGTAGATCTTTCGGAACCTAGTGATACCAGAGTTCATAAGGAACTTGATATCGAACTTGCAGTTCTGCAAATACTTTCTAGCCCCGTTGATGAATACGTCCTGTAGGGCTGTGAGGATCGTCTGGATCTCATCTTCATTAAAGTCCGCCTCTGGGTGATGTATAGGAATTACATCTGCTTCATGCTTGGCCTTAGAGAATCCGATGGTCTGCATCTTGTCTAGCTTGTGGTCAAGACCAGTTGTCTCGATATCGATAGCTATGGATTCCTCAGACTCCGCATACTTCTTGATTACTTCCAGAGCTTCTTCTACAGTCTTTGCTGTAAAATAGTTCTTAGACCTCTTCGGTCTGTCATCACTTCGTAGCCAGTTGTACGCGTTGAACAAGTCTTCGATAAACTGTGTTCTGTATACAGGCTCGCTGTGAACGGAGATGGGGTTGAAGGTAGGGAGAACCTTGATGACTCTCCCTTTTTCATCCTCCATTTCAAAAGGTACACCTTGCCTTTCACCGACGGTGCGGTGCTTACTAATGATTCTAAGGGGGACCGTTCCAAAGGTTACGATTACTTTCGGTTGGATCTTATCAAGATCTTCCCATAGCATCTCTCGGAACTTTTCGATATCCTCGTTGAGAAGGGTTAGGTCAGATGCACCAACCCACTTAACGACTCCCAAGCAGTTAAACTTTTCGGGAGGTATACCAGCCTCATTTAGACAATCAAAGAGAGTCTTCAATACCGCTGGAGTATACGGTAGTACTTCTTTATTTACGGTGTCCTTAATATAATTTTCGTGAAGGAACAGAATATCGGAGGGACGTACTTCTTCACGAAATATATCTTCTTTGCGGAAATTATCTGAAATACTGTGTAGGTCCATACTTACATTAGTCGTGGCAAGCAAAAAGAAAAAAACTCACTATATAAACAATAAGGAGTTTGAGCAGACAATACTTAACTACCAGAGAGACCCTGAGCAGTTTGAGGAGGAGATTTTCAAGATGTTTGATCTACTCATCAGCAGCATTATCCACAGCTTCAAGTTTAAAGTCGATTTCGATGACGCAAAACAAGAATGTTTCTTGCTCATCTTAAAAATTCTTCCAAACTTTAGTCCAGAAAAAGGGAAAGCCTTCAACTACTTTACCACCTCTATT